TTAACGTCCGACCCCCGTGGTTCTGATCCGGCACTCATCAAGGCGTTTTATAAGATGGGCTTAAAGAGCCAGGAAGCTCGACCATTAGATGCCGAACATGATTCTAGTTTTTTGGACATCACATCGGCGCAAAAAGAAATTGAAAACTTTAACAAGCCAGCGCACAAAATGTATAAGGCTTACTGGAACAAAGACGATCCGAAGCACGCCGAAGCGGTTGCGTACCGTGATCGATTATTTGATATGGCATACCCGGATGAATGATGGAACAAAACATCTATTGCGGTGATTGCGAAAAGTTTGGAAAAAAGAGAATTGTTATATCCAGGGTTAAAAACCCGTTTCGCCTCGGAAGGTTAAGAGGCCGGAAACATGATTATTGTTTGCATTATGATTTACCAGCGAAGGAAACCGATTTCTATGGATTGTGTGAAGTTGCAAAGCGCATTCCGGTCAAAATTGAGTTCCCTAGCTTAGTGACGAAAGACCCGGAAACGGACCCTCCAATGTCACATAATAGTTGTATCTCGGATACCCCGCAAGGGCCCACCTTATAAGTAGTACCCGAGAGCCCGGTGGTCGGTTACCTCTCTAAATTATTAACTCCTCAAATAAAGAGGTAATGAAATGAGCACTGAAGTCAACAAGGCTTTTGTAAACAAGTACCGCTCAAATTTCATACACCTGGCTCAACAAAAAGGTTCTCGCTTGCGAAACTTTGTGAGGGTAAACGAGGGAGTTGTCGGGAAGGCTGATCATTTTGACCGCTTAGGTAGTACAAACGCGCAAAAAATGACAAGTCGGCATTCAGACACTCCATTGATTTCTACCCCCCACAGTAGGCGAAAAGTTGTAATGGAAGATTACAACTGGGCTGACCTTGTAGACAAAGCTGATCAGATAAAAATGTTATCTGATCCTGGCTCTGAATACATGACAGCGGGTGTATGGGCAATGGGCAGAACAATGGATGATCTAATTTTAGAGGCAATGACAGGAAACGCAACGAGCGTATCCTCGGCTGATGCCGCTTCATCCGTTGCACTTCCCGCCGCGCAAAAAGTGGTTCACGGTTCCGCCGGGATGTCACTTGCTAAATTGCGAGCGGCTAGGAAAATTTTAAGAGAAGCAGACATCGATCCTGATGAAGAACTTTATCTCGCTATCAGCGGAGATAAGATTGAGGATTTGTTTGCTGAATCTGGAACTCCGGTAATTTCGATTGACTACAACGATCAGAAACCTTTGGTCGAAGGTACGATTTCTAAATTCATGGGTTTCAATATTATTCACACAGAGCGACTCGGCAACGATTCGGACGGCAATCAACAAGTGATGGCCTGGGCTAAATCTGGAATGGGACTTTCTATCGGACAAAACATCGAGACTAAAATCTCGGAACGTCCTGATAAGAATTATTCCGTACAGTGTTACGCGCAGATGTCACTAGGGTGTGTGCGTGTCCAGGATAATCACGTTGTTGAAATTGCTTGCACCTAAATGAGAGGGGTATCAAATGACTGCTTACAGTTCAACTGAATACACCACTCATACCGATGGCCCGGACAAAAATTCTCCGAGCACGAATAATGGTGTGGTGTACAAATATGCACACTATACCGGGACTGCTCTCAGCACTTCCGATGTAGTTTCACTAATGACGATTCCGGCGGGTGTTCGCATCCTTCCTCAATCGTTCATTATAATTTCTGACCTTGAGTCGAGTGCCACGGTAAACGTTGGTTACGCGGCCCATACTTCACAGTCGGATGGTTCGGCGGTTGCCCTGGATGCAGATGCGTTTTGTTCTGCAATCGCGGCGGACTCTGCCAGGACTGTTACGCACTTCCATGAAAGTGGAACGCACGATACAGGTTATGTCACCACGGGCGAGATGGTTTTAACCCTCGCTCTCGGGGCTGGCACAGCGGTATCGGCTGATACCTTTGATGTACATATTCAGTATTGCAAAGGTTAATTGATTCTGTTTGTGGCCGAGCCTTCCGGGGGCTCGGTTGCATTCTGAATTTAAAAAGGAATTCTCATGCCATCAAAAGTTGACATTTGTAATGAGGCTTTAAATCTTTTAGGGGCGAACACGATCGCCTCTTTGACTGAAACAAGTACGACAGCGGTTCTCTGCAATCGCATCTATGATACCGAGCTCGATTATTTGCTCCGGCAACATCCTTGGAATTCTGCAATCCAGGAAGCAAACCTCGCCGCTGTTACCGGCACTCCGGTAGTTGGCTGGCTATACAAATTTTTAATGCCTACTGATCCTTATTGTTTGAGGATCATCAATGTTTACGACACATCCGATAACGAAACAAATTTTGAATGCAGGGGCCGACATATTTATGCGGATGTTTCATCGGTAGATATTATTTTTGTTGGGCGCATTACGGATCCTAATGAGTTCGATTCGATGTTTATGAAAACACTTGTTGATCTCCTGGCTTATCGAATGGCGTTTCCAATTACAAGAAGTAGGGAAACCACCGAGGCAATGTTCCAAATGTTCCGGAACTCCATGGCCGATGCAATGAGTGTCGATAGCCAGGAACGGACTCCGGAACAAATTCAAAGTGAAACTCTACTTGATGCGAGGTTGCGTTAGTGCCTAAAGTTTTCCCAGTACAGACAAATTTTACAGCCGGTGAGTTTTCTCCCAGGTTGTTAGGCAGGGTTGATGTTGCCAAATATGGCAATGCACTGAAAACCATGGAGAACGCTTTTGTCCTTCCTCATGGTGGCGTGAAACGTAGGGGCGGAATGAATTTTGTTGCTCACACCAAGGTCACGGCCACGGGTTCCGAAATGATGCCGAACGGAACTTTTGCTTCTGACATTTCAGGCTGGACAAATAAAAGTGTCGGGTCAGGATCCTCGATCGCACATGCAACAAACTTGATGAATATTGTTTCGGTTGATGGATCCAATTATGGATGGGCGGAAGAACAAATCACCACGGTAAAAGGCCAGCGTTATGTTTTAGGATTTATAATCGGCACCGGGGCTATGAGTTTGCAAATCGGAAACAGTAGTGGTGGCGAACAAGTTTATACCTCCACCGAGTTTGCGGTCGGCACACATACGATGGAATTTACGGCTCAATCTACGGATACTTATTTAGGTTGGAAGCATACAACCGGCGCAACTCACACACTTGATACGGTCACATTGAAAACGGGTGACTACGATAAAAAGACTCGCGTGTTTCAATTTGAATTTAGTACGACTCAATCGTACATGTTGGAATTCGGCGATCTTTATATGCGGGTCTATAAAGATAATGGTCAGATCAGATCCGGTGGTAAACCGGTAGAGGTCACAACACCATTTACGGAAGCACAATTATTTGATCTGAAATTTTGTCAATCAGCCGACACACTGTATATCGCCTCGCGTGATCATAGTCCTAGAAAGATCACCCGGAGCTCACACACATCCTGGTCGATTGCGACTATTTCATTTGGTGGACCTCCGGCCAGCTTTGCCGGATCCGCTGATGAATATCCGGGATGCGTGACCTTTTTCGAAGAGCGACTTTACTGGGCGGGATCGAACGATAATCCTCAAACAATATGGGCATCCAAGTCCGGTGACTTTGAAAATATGGCGGTGGGAACGGGTGCCGCTGATGATGCGATTGAGTTTGCCCTGGCCGCAAGTCAGGTCAACGTTATTCAATGGTTGGTCGGATCCAGTTCCGGGCTGTTAGTTGGGACGGTCGGCGGTGAGTTTTCATTGTCCGGCGGATCTGCCCCGGTGACTCCCACAAACGTCCAGGTCACTCCACAAACTCGATACGGTTCAAACAATGTTTCCCCGATAGAAGCTGGTCGCGCTGTTTTGTATATGCAACGTGCCGGAACAAAATTAAGGGAACTCGCATTCAACCTGGATGTCGATGGGCTAGTTGCTCCCGATCTTACAATTTTATCCGAACACATTACGGCTGGCGGCATTCTTGACATGGCCTACCAGAAAGAACCCGATACCCTGGTGTGGTTAGTCCGCGCCGATGGGACACTGATCAATGTGACCTACGAACGCGATCAGAATGTTATCGCATGGGCGAGGCATCCGGTCGGTGGATATTTTGGTAACGCTACTATCACAGTTACCGACTATGCAAATATCGCGGTCGGCACCACCCTGATACTTAACAAGTCTGATGGCACCTCGGTCACATTCACCTCCGAATCGGCCGGGGGAACTTCCCCATCGAGCTCTCTCGGGTTTCGTCCGAACGAATCGAACGATACAACGGCTGATAATATTTTCACAGCAATCAACGCACACGCTGATTTCACCGTTGCCAATCCGGCGGCGGCCGTGGTTACGATTGAAGAAACCGCACACAAAGTCGGGTACCTCACCATTACCAGTTCCGATACCACTCGCCTGGCTGTTACCAATGAAAGCAACGCGGTAGTCGAAAGTGTGGCGTGCATTCCATCGGTCGATGGATTGAGCGATGAAGTGTGGTGTTCGGTCAAGCGTACAGTCAACCAAACCACCAAACGATTTATTGAGTATATCAACCCGGCAATCTCGGTGGATTCCGGATTGGTTTATTCCGGTGCGGCCGCGACAACATTCTCCGGGCTCGAACATTTAGAAGGCGAACGGGTCCAGATCATTGCCGGGGATTCTACCAACAAAGCAGTCTATCCCGATGCGACCGTTGCGGATGGTGCCGTCAGTATTACCGGAAACGGAAGGACCGATGCTTATATCGGACTCGGGTATGAAACGACACTCACAACATTATCACCGGAATTTGAATTGCAAGGTGGCGGGTCCACGGTCGGACTCAAGAAAAGCTGGAATCGTGTCCAGGTGAATGTTTATGAAACGGTGGGATTGAACATCAATGGCCAGGATATTATTTTCCGGATCACATCTGATTTGCTCGACAATCCTCCGCCAGTGTTCACAGGGATCAAAGACATTACACAACTCGGCTGGGATCCGGATGATCTCGAGCTCACGATTAAACAGAAACAAGGATTGCCATTGACGATTCTTAATATCACGGGAGAACTCACGGTGACCCAATAGTGAAATATCAAATTGTTCCTTTTGAGCCGAAGCATTGGGACATGATTGAATTTCGGGATTTTGAATATTTATCAATGGGAAATTTTATGGATCAGATGAAACAAAAAATTGAAGGGTCGGGTCCGGCATTTACAGGGATAGCGGGAGGACAAGTAATCGGTTTTGCGGGGGTTGCTATTTTGTGGCCAGGCGTTGGAGATGGTTGGATCATGGCGGCCGAAGAAATTAGTAAGCATAAAATTTGGTTTGTGCGTTCGGTAAAAAAATATATGGAATTGATTATGTCCGATTACAAATTACATAGAGTTCAAACCACGGTGCTCCACGGCCATACAGACTTGATTCGCCTGGTTGAATTTTTAGGGATGCGGTTTGAAGGCCGGTTAAGTGGGTTTGGTCCGCAGGGTGAAGATTATCTAATGTACGGGAGACTTTCACATGTCTAAGGCGGTTGTATTAGGTGCGGTCGGGTTTGCCGTTGGAGGCCCAGTGGGTGCGGCCATTGGTGCCTCGGCTGGTGGCGCAATGGATTCGGCGGATGCTCAATCCGCTGTCATGCGACAAAACGCGCAGATTGCCGAGCGTGATGCGATTGTTCAACGACAAAATGCGGAGTACAACGCACAAGTTTTAGAAATGGAAGCGAGGCAAGCGGAACAAGTTGCCACCTATAACGCACAAGTCCTCGAGAATGAGGCCCTGGCAAGCGAACAACGTGCTAAGTATCAAAGAAGCGTGGCAAGACGGGAAGGAAAAAGGTTACAGGGCGAACAAGTGGCCGGGTATGGATTTTCCGGAATACAGCTTACCGGCACGGCATTAGTGGTCGAGGCCGATTCCGAGTTCATGGCGGAAGCAAATGAGGCAAACATCATGTCACTCGGTGAAATGGAAGCGTACAAATTCAGGCAACAAGCATCCATGCAAAATTATCAGGCTGGCATCGAGGCTGGCCGTTATCGTTCCGGTGCATCCGAAACAATTCGCCAGGGAACAATAGCCGGACAAGCACTTACATCACAGGCTGGTGTCAGTAATTATCAAGCGGGGGCAACTCAACGCGCCGGATATGTTAGTGCCGCAACAACAATTATGGGTGGTATGGGTCCACAGCAGAACGCAACATCCGTAGGCAACAACCGTGGAGGACTTGGATGGCAAGGTGGGTCCACTAGTAGACCAACAACATGGCCTTAAAATTAACAGGAAATTAACATGGCAAGAATCCCCACAATCAATGCTCAAAATATTACGCCACCACCTGGAACGGCCGGGGGTGTTCTCTTGGGCAGAGTTGGCACCTCTAATGTTCAAATACAAACGCCTCTGACCCAGCAAATGAATCCGGCGGCATTTGGCCAGGAAGGTCGGGCGGTTGCTCAATTGGGGAACACGCTTCTCAATGATGTGTTTCTTCCGATGCAACAAAAGGAACAAGCAAATGCACGGGCAAAGCAAAGCATGGAAGCGCAAACGGAAATCTTAAAAGAGCTCAATGAGGTTAAGGGAAAACTTGAAAAGAAAGAAATGACATTCGGTGATGATTATCATCATGGGGCTGGGCTAGAACAAGCCTGGGAAAAACACTGGAAAGGAATTGACACACAACTCGATCTTATTATTCCGAATATGCAATCGCGTGTCGATAACAAAACCGCGGCCGCTTTGAGTAGTAACTATATTCCCCAAGTAATGGCCTTAAAACTAAAAGCACAAACTACTCGGGGCAAGGTCAGCGAATCGCGCACGGTTGTTGCTTATCAGGATGGTTCCCGTGCATTAGCCACAGAAATGGCGGATATTGTTCCGCGAAACCTCAATACCAATGGTGAACCTGTTTATATGTTTCAGGGAGCAAAATGGGATTCTTTGATAGCAAAGAAACAACTCCTCGATAATATCTTTGAAAACTCAAAGATTGATCCGGCGGTCAAAGCCTCAACGCGAGAGTCCACTCGCAAAGATTTTATTAGTGAATTGACCGGGGCTTTTGAAGCAAACCCAAAAATGGGGATGGAATTTTTAAAACAAGGTATGGGCGAAAGATTTGGCCTTACCCCAGGAGAAGTTGGGGGGATGCTCAACGATCTGAACGATATCGATATCGCCCACATGAGAGACAATAATTTCCGGGAAGAACAAAAAGAAAGTCAGGAAGAGGCCGAGGCACGCGAAGAATTGGAACCGAAGCACTACGGCCATATTCGCATGGCACTTGATGGAACCTTCACCAGCCAGGGATGGGCGAGGGATCACAAGGATGAGTATGAAGATGCGGGTATGAAAGACGACTATAGCTTCATTCAAGGAATTATTATAGGTGGAGAAGTAAAGCCCGGAGATACCGATCCGAAAGAGTTGGTGAAGGTGGAGAGTGAAATAACAAAAGCTATCAATAATCCGGGAGACTCAGACATCCCGGCGATTGCTCAGGATATTGCAACTA